TGAAATTTTATCTTTATTGAATTTCAATAATCGTGGATGCGAAATCTTTAAAAACTGGTATGTGGATGGTCGTATATACTATCACATCATGTTGGACGAAGAAAAACCAAGAGACGGTATCAAAGAGCTTAGATATATCGATCCACGTAAAATTAAAAAAATTCGTGTAGAGAGAAAGAAGAATCAGCAAGCAGTATCTCAAAAAGAAGTGATTGCCAAGAGATACAATGAATATTTTATCTATTCATCAAAAGGTGTCAACGCAGGGAATCAAGGTGTTAAAATTGCACCTGAATCTATTGCATACACACACTCTGGACTGATGGATCAGAAGAATACTATGGTTCTCTCTCATCTGCACAAAGCAATCAAACCCCTCAATCAACTCCGTATGCTAGAAGATGCAACGGTTATCTACCGTCTCGCACGTGCACCTGAAAGACGTATTTTCTATATCGATGTGGGTAACTTGCCAAAAGCAAAGGCAGAACAGTATTTGCGTGATATGATGACCAAGCATAAGAATAAGTTAGTCTATGATGCTAACACTGGTGAAGTCAGAGATGATCGCAAGTTTCTCACAATGCTTGAAGACTATTGGTTACCTCGTCGGGAAGGTGGAAAAGGAACTGAAATTTCTACACTGCCGGGTGGACAGAACCTTGGTGAGATCGAAGACGTTTTGTATTTCCGCAAAAAACTCTATGAGTCATTAAATGTTCCGACATCACGTATGGAAGCAGATGGACAGTTTAACTTGGGACGTTCGTCAGAAATCACTCGTGATGAATTGAAGTTTTCCAAATTTGTGAATCGATTGAGAAATAGATTCAGTGAATTGTTTAATACACTATTAGAAAAACAACTTCTACTCAAGGGAGTAATCACTAAAGAAGAATGGAATGAAATCAAACCTCAAGTATACTATGACTTTTTGGAAGACAACCATTTCTCTGAACTAAAAGATGCAGAATTGTTGCAAAACAGAATCAACATCCTCAGAGACATGGACGAATATGTTGGTAGATATTATTCTATTGCGTGGGTGCGTAAGAATGTATTAATGCAGACGGATGAAGATATTAAGCAGTTGGACAAAGAGATGTCCAAAGAGGGTACTGACGACGAATATGACGATCAAAATTCTCAAGATGATGAAAATGTATAAATAGTGTGTAACAAATATATTACAGGAGATTATTATGACTGACGTAACAACACAAGATGCTATTCGTATGGCAATGAGTGGACAAGCGGGTGACTTTAAAAGTGCAATTGATGCTATGCTAACACAGAAAGTTAGAGATCAAATTGAACTTAAAAAAATGAGTGTCGCTACAAATTTTATGTCAGATGAAGAACCTGAAGAAGAATTTGAAATCTCAGACGAAGAACTAGAAACCGAAGGGGAAGAAGATGTCGATCAAGAAGTTCAGTAAGTTTGTCCGTGAAAACGCAGCTCCTGCACAGGACTACGTTGTAGGCAAAGGATCAGACAAGGATACACTTGAACCTCGTGCTAAAGGCGAAAAAGATTTCGCAAATATGCATACTGTTTCGAAAACAGATTACACACCTGTTCCGGGACAAAATCACGTTTTTGATGGTACTATTCAAAAAGAAGAAACTGAGTATACCGAAGAAGACGAGGACTCTGAGTTATCGGAAGGTTCCGTTTGGGATGCTATTCAAAATATTAAAAAAACTAAAGGTGCTAAAAAAGTTAAGTTTGACAACGGTAGCACACAGTTAATTGATATGCAAACTGCTAATGCAATGGTTCAAGTTTATAATAAAGTAAACGATCAGAATAAAAAGAAAATGATCGATGCCATACAGAAATCACCATCAGCAATTATTAAGTTGATGGATCTTGCGTTTGGTGGGAAGAAGTAATATGGCATTTGTCGCAGTAGCAGGGTCTGGTGGCATATGGGAATATGATAATGCCGCAACTGCATCAGACACATACTCAGATGCAAATGGAACAACTGCAAGTGGTGTGAGAAGTTTTACAAGACCATCAGGGGTGACAGAACAGATTTATGTTAAGTGCAGAAAAACCGGAGAGACTACGGTACGTGGTGAACTCTCTAAAACATATTACGACAATCAGTAGGAACTAACATGAAACTTATATGCGAAGTAAACGAAGAAGTCAACTACGTCACAGAAACATTAGATGAAGCAACTGGTAAGAAAAACCTCTTCATCGAAGGTGTCTTTATGCAGGGTGACATCAAGAACCGTAATGGTCGCATGTATCCTGCTGACGTGCTAGAAAAAGAAGTAAAAAGATATAACGATCAGTATATTGAAAAGAACCGTGCATATGGTGAACTCGGGCATCCAAGTGGTCCGACTATCAATCTCGAAAGAGTTTCGCACATGATTACTAAGTTGGAACGAGATGGTTCTAACTTTATGGGTAAAGCAAAGATCATGACTGAAACACCATACGGAAAAATTGTCGAATCATTGATTAAAGATGGTGGGCAGTTAGGTGTTTCTTCACGTGGGATGGGATCAGTGAAACCATCTAGAGATGGTGTTGGTGTAGTGCAGTCAGATTTTTATCTTGCGACTGCCGCAGATATAGTTGCAGATCCATCAGCACCTGACGCATTTGTAAATGGCATTATGGAAGGAAAGGAATGGGTATGGGATAACGGTGTTATTCGTGAGGCACAGATTGCTGATTATAAGGAAGAAATTCAAAAGTCTAGTAAGAAAGATCTTGAAGAAGCACAATTAAGAGTTTTTAGAGATTTTCTTAATAAACTTTAGTTTTTTATAAATATTAACAATAAAATAACACACAGAGGAGTGATCCAATGTCAGAAGTTCAGACACAGGACTTTGATCAAGAAGTCCAAGACGCAGAGTTAGAGATTCAAGAACAAGATCTCGACGAAGCAAAAAAGGCATCTATGGGAGATCCGTCAGAAATTCCTGATCCTGTTGCAAAAGATGCAAAGGCACCGGGTGGAGACGGCAAGAAAGTAGATCCTAAAAAAGGTATGGCACAAGGTTCATCTAACATTAAAGTACCGGGCACTAAAGTCGGAATGATTAATGCCATGGTAGATGCAATGAAAGGTAAATCTAAAGCACAGATCAAATCAAGCTATGGTAAAGTCATGGCAATGTATGGTGAAGATGTCGAAATCGATGAAACTGATTTAGTAACATCAATCAAAGAGATTCAGCAGATCACTGCAGAAGATCTAAATGTTTCAGAAGACATCAGTGCTATTTTTGGTGGACAAGATCTATCAGAAGAATTTGTTTCTAAAGCAACTACAGTATTCGAAGCTGCTGTTGTTTCTAAAGTAAATGAAATCCTTGAAAACGTAACAGTTGACATGGAAGCAGAACTTGAAGCAGAAAAAGAAGACATCGTAGAGTCAATGTCACAGAAACTCGACGACTATCTTGAGTATGTCGCAGAAGAGTGGATGAAGGAAAATGAACTCGCAGTTGAACAAGGCATTCGTGCTGAGATTGTCGAGAACTTCATGGTTGGTCTGCGTAATCTGTTTACAGAAAACTATATTGATATCCCAGAAGAAAAAGTAGACTTAGTTGACGAGTTAGCAACTAAGGTAGAGGAACTAGAGACCGAAGTGAACGAGCAGATGGAAAAAAATATTCAGTTGAAAAAGCAACTTGAAGAAACCACTGCATCATCAGTTTTTGATGACGTAATCGAAGGTCTAACCGAATCTCAAGCAGAGAAGTTAAAATCTCTCTCTGAAGGAGTAGAATTCTCGACTGCAGAAGACTACAAAGAAAAACTTGAGACTATCAAAGAGTCCTATTTCTCAGTTGAGGAAGAAGTCTCTAACGTAGACAATGCAGTTGATGACGAACCCGTAGAGATTTTCGAAGACGGACAGTCAGATGCGGTTGCTATTGATCCGGGAATGAGACAGTACATGGATGCTATCTCTAGAAGTATCAAGAAGTAATTTTATATAAATATAACTAAAGGTAAATAACCGAAGGAGAAAAACATGTCAACTGACACTCTTCAGCAAAAGTGGCAACCAGTTCTCGAACATGCTGATCTTCCAAAGATCGAAGATCAACATAAGAGAGCAGTAGTTGCTCAACTCTTGGAAAACCAAGAACACGCTGCCCGTGAACAGGCAGAACAAATGGGTGGATACGGTGCCCCTACTCTGTTGGGAGAAACTCCAACAGTAGCAACAGGTACTGGTGGATTTGGTGCAGGTGCAACTGCAAGTGGTCCTGTAGCAGGTTTCGATCCTGTTCTGATCTCACTTGTACGTCGTTCTATGCCTAATCTGATTGCATATGATATCGCAGGTGTACAACCTATGTCTGGACCAACTGGTCTTATCTTTGCAATGCGTTCACGTTACACTAACCAATCAGGCACAGAAGCTTTGTTTAACGAAGCAGACACTGGTTTCTCAACAGTTCCTGCAGGTAACACTGCGGCAGTTGGTGGGACTACCCTTGATGGTTCAGCAGCTCCAACTGGTACCGATCCTAGTGATCGTGCATCAGGTTCTGGATATACTGTTGCAACTGGTATGAACACTGCGCAAGCAGAAGGTTTGGGTAAGGACAGAGGTAACGACTTCCCTGAAATGGCATTCTCAATTGAGAAAGTATCAGTAACAGCAGTTACTCGTGCACTCAAAGCAGAATACACAATGGAACTTGCACAAGACCTTAAAGCAATTCATGGTCTGGATGCAGAGCAAGAACTTTCTAACATTCTTTCTTCAGAAATTCTTGCAGAGATCAACCGTGAAGTTGTTCGTACTGTTAACTACTCTGCAACTGCAGGTGCACAGAAGAACGTTACTACGCAGGGTACTTTCGATCTTGACACCGACTCAAACGGTCGTTGGATGGCAGAGAAGTTCAAGGGTCTCATGTTCCAAATCGAGAGAGATGCTAACGCAATTGCATTAGACACTCGTAGAGGGAAGGGTAACATCATGATCACTTCTTCTGACGTTGCTTCAGCACTTCAGATGACAGGTGTTCTTGATTATACTCCTGCACTCAACAACAACTTGCAAGTGGATGACACTGGTAATACTTTCGCAGGTGTATTGAACGGTCGTATCAAAGTATACATCGATCCATACTTTGCGGATCCAACTAACCAGTACTACACTTTGGGTTACAAAGGTCAGAATGCATTTGATGCAGGTCTGTTCTATTGCCCATACGTACCACTGCAGATGGTTCGTGCCATTGGTGAGAATACTTTCCAACCTAAGATTGGATTTAAGACTCGTTACGGCATGGTAGCAAACCCATTCGCAACAACTGGTGGTGCAGGTGCTATTGGTTTCGGTTCTGGTGGAACTGCCAACAAGTACTACAGATTGGTCAAAGTTGCCAACTTGATGTAATAACAATAATAAGTGCTACATCACTTAGGGGGACGCAAGTCCCCCTTTTTTTGTCATATAAATAGTATACACATTCAGAGGTGCACTATGGCAGAACCTACCAACAAAAACTTTTTATCTCCTATTGGGTTTCGTTTCAATATGCAGAGACTGCCCAACATCAACTACTTTTGCACAAACGCAAGTATTCCTGATATTACATTAGGACAAGTAGATACTGTCACTAACACCTTTATTAAACTGCCAGTTCCGGGTGACCGACTTACATTCGGATCTCTTTCCCTTAGATTTAAGATAGATGAAGATTTAACAAACTATAAAGAAATCTATGACTGGATGATAACATTGGGTTATCCAGATAATTTTGAACAAAGAGCACAAGTTGAAAGGGGTCAAGACGGATCTGTATATTCTGATGGATCTCTCATTATCCTTACAAACTCTTACAAGCCAAATATTGAAGTTAAGTTTGTTGATCTATACCCCACATCACTTAGTACTGTAGATTTCGATATCACAGGAACTGACATCGAATACCTCAATGCAGACGTTGGTTTTCAGTACAGAAAGTATGAATTGACAGTACTATCATAGTCTGTTATACTTAATATTATTTTACCTGTGGATTTATTATGAAAATTGAAGACATCATGTCTGAGTGGTCGGATGACTGTCGTATAGATAAAACAAATCTTGCTGAAGAATCTTTAAAGATATCAGAACTCCATAACAAATATATGAAGATTTTTATGGGTGAGGTTGCTATGCTTAAAAAATATGCTACTGACAAAAACAAACTGAAACATATGTTGACTGAATACTATGGTAATAATGAGTGGGATGTTATTGATTATGAAGAGTTTGGTCGTGAACCATTTCCTCGTAAAATCATGAAGGCTGATGTGGATCGTTATATTGATTCAGATGAGGAATGGATTCAAATGACCTTGAAGTATGCACTCCAAGAAGAGAAGGTGAAGTATATTCAAGAGATTATCAAATCTATTAGTAATAGAGGATTTCAGATAAAAAATGCAATTGACTTTACACGGTTTAAGCAAGGTTACGATTAATGGATGTAGTTGAATTGTATCCTGTCAATGAAGTTTCTGTAAAAGTGAAATGCAACTCCGGAATTGCAAGAGAATTGTCCGACTACTTTACTTTTGAAGTTCCGGGTGCCAAGTTCATGCCTTCATATCGCAATAAGATGTGGGACGGTAAGATTCGTTTGTTCAATGCATTGAGTAAGAACATCTACAAAGGTCTCTACAGGCACATCGAATACTTTTGCAAGGAGAGGAATTACGAATGCGTCATGCATGGTACTATCGGAGAGACTAGTGATATCTCTGTTAATACCTTGGAGGATTTTTTCAATGAAGGTACATTCAAAATTAGAGAGTACCAACTCCGTGCTGTTGCACATGCACTCAGAAATCATAGATCACTCGTCCTTTCACCAACTGCTTCTGGCAAATCTTTTGTCATATATTGTATCCTACGTTATTTACTAGAGAGAGTAGAAAAGAAAGCACTGATAGTTGTTCCAACCACATCACTAGTACATCAAATGGCAACAGACTTTGAAAAGTATTCTGAAAACCAACAGTTTTATTCTACACATAAAATCATGTCTGGTCAAGAGAAATCTTCAGGATCTAGAATATTTATTTCTACGTGGCAGTCGATTCATAAAATGAGAAAGGGGTGGTTTGATCAGTTTGACATTATTATTGGAGATGAAGCACATTTATTTAAATCCACATCTCTTACAAAGATTATGACTAAACTTGATAAATGTAAATATAGATATGGGTTTACAGGAACTCTTGACGGAACTCAAACAAATAAATTAGTATTAGAGGGTTTGTTTGGTCCTGTAATGAAAGTCGTCGAAACAAAAAAATTGATTGAAGAAGGAACCCTTGCAGATTTTAAAATTAAATGTTTAGTGTTAAATTATTCAGAGATCACTAAGAAAGAATTAGTAAAGGCAGAGTATCAAAAAGAAATCGATTTCTTAATCGGAAACGATGCTAGAAATAAGTTTATCAAAAATCTTGCATTGTCAAGGACAGGCAATACTCTAGTACTCTATCAAATGGTTGAAAAACACGGTGAAATACTGTATAATATGATAAAGGAATCTGCTAAAGATAAAACTGTATATTTTGTTCACGGAGGTGTGGATGCACGTACCAGAGAAGACATTCGTCATATATCAGAAAAAGAAAACGACATCATTATCGTTGCTAGTTACGGAACTTTTAGTACTGGAATCAACATCGTTAATCTCCACAACATTATTTTTGCTTCTCCAAGCAAGTCTCGTGTTCGGAATCTTCAATCGATAGGAAGGGGGTTGAGAAGGGGTGAAGGAAAGACTAAAGCAGTTTTGTATGATATTGCTGACAATCTTATTGTTGGCTCATGGCGTAACCACACTATACGGCATTTTTCATTGAGAAAGAAAATATACGATGAAGAAAATTTCTCCTATAAGATCTATAAGATAAGGTTGGATACATGACAAGAATTAAAGCAAAAATTATCAAGTTGACCAATGGGGAAACTTTATTGTGTGACGTTCATCACATGGATGATGTCTGTGTTGCAGTTCTAAATCCCTTAATGTTGGACTTTGCTGAAAATCCAAACAACGGTCGTCCTATGTTATATGCAACTTCATGGGTACCTTTAACTGATGACATTAACGTAGTTGATATCAAAGCAGGACACGTTATTGCAATGGCAAGTATTAGTGATGATATTGATTTATATTATAGAAAATCCCTAAAGACATTTTTGGATGAGGGGTCCGAGGAAGTATTCGATGAAGAAAATGAAGAGGTGGAGGACAAATGGATAGAAAAATTTGGTCAAGCATTGCAAACTATTTCTGCAAACACGGTACACTAAAATGACAGAAAGAAAGAAAAAACCATACTACGTTGACAATAAATTATTTCTACAAGCAATGATTGAATTTCGTGAATCCGTTGCTCATGCAGAAGAAAATAAATTACAGAGACCGATTGTTCCTATGTACATTGCCGATTGTATTATGAAGATCGCAACGCACTTGTCATACAAACCCAACTTTGTTAATTATTCATTCCGTGAAGAAATGATTTGTGATGGTATTGAAAATGCGTTACAATACATAGACAACTTTAATCCCGAGAAATCTAAAAATCCATTTGCGTACTTCACGCAGATTATTTACTATGCATTCCTCAGACGTATTCAGAAAGAAAAGAAATACCTATACACTAAGTACAAAGCAACAGAGCATGCAAATATTTTTGGTGAGGTGTCCGATAGACAAGAACATGATAATGGTAGTCAGTATAATGACGATGTAAAATATTCGGAATGGACAGAAGAGTATATGGCAGAATTTATCGAAAACTTTGAAGATAACAAAAGACGGAAAAAGAAGAAGAGGGTCAAGAGTGAAAATAGCACTAATTACTGATACGCATTGGGGAGTTCGTAATGACAATCTTAGTTTCCTTGATTATTTTGATCGTTTCTATCAAAATATATTCTTCCCTGAACTTGACAAAAGAGGTATCGGAACTGTACTTCACTTGGGTGATATCGTTGATCGTAGGAAGTACATTAGCTATGTTACACTGAGAAGACTCAAAGAAGGTTTTATTGAACCCTGTGCACAACGTGGAATTGATCTGCATGTGATTGTAGGCAACCACGATGTGCCATACAAAAATACAAATGACATTAATGCAATGCAAGAGTTGTTTGATCAGACAGATGTTAAGTATTACTCAGAACCGACAAATCTAGATTGGGGTGCCATTGTACCATGGATCAACAATAGCAACTACGCATCGACAATGGAGTTTTTAAAGAACACACCAAACACTGTGGTGTTTGGGCATTTTGAGATTGCAGGTTGCTTGATGGACCGTGGCAATGTGAACGATCATGGACTTAAGATTTCAGATTTCAAACGATTTGATCGTGTATTCTCAGGACACTTTCACCATAAGTCAACAACAGGAAACATTGATTACTTAGGATGCCCATATGAACTTACATGGATTGACTACCAAGATCCCAAGGGTTTTCACGTGTACGATACGGATACCAGAGAGATTGAGTTCATCCGAAACCCGTACTCAATGTTTAACAAGGTTTTCTATAATGATGAAGGGAAAACGCTTGATGAACTGCTTGATAACGACTTTTCCGATTACCAATCCACCTACGTCAAAGTGGTTAAGCATTCCAGCGGAAATCCATATTGGTTTGACAGATTCATGGACGAACTCATCAAAGCAGAACCATTAAACGTTCAGGTCGTTGAGGATCATTTAAACTTGGACATGGAAGATGATGAAGAATTGATAAACGAAGCAGAAGATACTATGACAATCCTATCTAGATACATCGAACAGATGCCCGACAATGTACCGAAAAAGAAACTTGACAATTTAATGAGATCACTGTATACTGAAGCATTGCACTTTGAAGTTTGATATATGATTAAATTTAAAAAACTCCGTTGGAAGAACTTTCTTTCGACGGGTGATCAGTTTACTGAAATACATTTAGACCGATCACCAAGCACAATTATTACAGGAGAAAATGGTGCAGGTAAGTCCACTATACTGGACACACTGTGCTTTGTTCTGTTTAATAGACCATTCCGGAACATCACGAAACCTCAGTTGATGAATACGATCAATGAAAGGGGACTACTGGTAGAGATTGAATTCTCTATCGGGAATGTTGAGTACATGATTCGTAGGGGCATAAAACCTGCTGTCTTTGAGATTATCAAGAACGGCAACCTAATTGACCAACCGGGCAATGCGAGAGACTATCAAACCCAACTTGAAGATACGATTCTTAAGTTGGACTATAAATCTTTCACCCAAATTGTTGTATTAGGTAACGCATCATTTACTCCGTTTATGCAACTCCCGTCGAAAGATCGTCGTGAGGTGATTGAAGATTTGTTAGACATTCAGATCTTCAGTCACATGAATACTCTACTAAAAGATAGACTATCACAAAACCGTGCAGAAAAACATGAGACAGAATATCAGATCAATATATTGGTTGAGAAAATTAATGTACAGAAAGAGTATCTAGAAAAACTCAATGCCGATGTCGAGAAGCAAAAGGCAGAGTTACAATCAGAACTGGAGGAGTGGTCTTTGCAATATTTATCCACTCAAACTCAACAGCAAGAAATCGTTTCAAAAATTGAAACTCTTTCTGAAACGATTGCAAACTCCGATAAGGTCAATGCGAAGTCTGCGAAGGTGTCTGAATTGATGATGAAGTTGCACGATAAACTAGCATCTTCAGAGAAGAGGATTCGGTTCTATGAAAAACATGACAATTGCCCGACTTGCGATCAAGTCATCGAAGCAACGGCAAAAGCAAAGCAACTTGAGAAGACGCAACAGATTGCTACTGAAACTCAATCCGCAATTAAAGAACTGGAAGTACAGCAAGTATCGCTTACGGAAGAAATTGCTCGCATTACCTCAGTACAATCAGAGATCACCACTTGGCAACTTCACTGGAGGGATTGCGAACAATCACTATCGACTTACAAGAGTAATTCGGAAAGAGTCAAAACCAAACTATCCAACCTTACGAGGAATGAAAAAACAGAGGATAGTCCAGTATCCAAAATACAGCAATTGGAGACGGAACTTGAAGAGCATGAATCCAAGTCAGAGACACTATCGCATGATGCAGAGGTGCTAAAAATAGCAACAGAAATGCTCAAGGATGGTGGTATCAAAAAACGCATAATCAAGCAGTACATACCCATTATCAATAAACTCGTTAACAAGTATCTTGCGTCTCTGGACTTCTTTGTTAACTTTGAACTTGATGAGGAATTCAATGAAGTTATTAAAAGTCGTTATCGTGATGAGTTTTCTTATGCTTCTTTCTCCGAGGGAGAGAAGATGCGGATTGACCTCGCACTTCTTTTTACATGGAGAGCAGTTGCAAAACTTAAAAACTCTACGAATACCAATCTTCTTATATTGGATGAAGTGTTTGATGCCTCACTTGATACAGGAGGATGCGATGAGTTTCTCAAGTTATTGCAAGACTTGGGATCGGGTACGAATGTATTCGTCATTAGTCACAAAGGTGACATATTAACAGATAAGTTTCGGAGTCAAATCCGGTTCGAAAAAGTAAAAAATTTCAGTAGAATAGCAGGAGTATAGCATGGCAAATAATGTACACTCATATATTGAGTTTGTTGAGATCAACGATGCCGCAAAAGCAAAGTTAGTAGAAATGTTTAATCGTTGCGAAGAAATGGACTATGGTCGACGGTGGTTCGCAGACATGTTTGTAGAAGGTGATACTACATACGAAGATGTGAAACAATACAGTTGG